AACACACCGGCAATCCAGTTACATATAATGTTGATCTGTCTAAAGATACTCCATTATATGTAGCATTGTAAATTAGGTTCTGTTCTGCATGAACTATGTACTTATATTTAGTAGGTCTGTCAGAGTACCGCCCATCGATATCAGATATTCCTCTTGGGAATCCATTATATCCTTGAGCTAGTACCTGACCTTTTGTACCTACTGCTATAGCCCCTATCTGTGTAGAGGGATCTTTAGACCACGTGCCAACAGTTTTTGCTAATTCTAAATAGCGTTTATCCCATTTATTTGACAAGATCAAAATGCCTTTCATATACATGGAGGTTCATGACTTGCCATGTAAGCATACCTTTTTCAATTTGAGAATTATCTCCAAACACCTCGGCCATTGTATTCCATTGTTTTACAAACTTATCCATAAGATGCTGTGCCCAAGCATAATCGTTTTTATAACCATACACTACATCATTTGAACGCATTTGTGATACCATATGTAATAGACCATCACGAATATAAAATGTCTGAGCATTAGTACAAATAAAATCAGACTTGCCACCTTCATTATATTCAGCCCAAATAGAAGGGCGGTTATAAATCATTTGTGCACGACGACTATCAGGATTCATCTGTAACTCATCAAATGCATTTTGGAACTGTTGGAAATACTTGTCAGAGTAGACTAAATGGCCGTAATTAGAATTAACATTACCATACGCATCAGCAGCATATTCCCATGCCTTTGGAGGTGATTTCTCTGTACCATAAATTTCATTAATATTGGTAAATCTAGACTCATACCAAGCAATCTCGGCATCTATATATTCCTGATTAGGTGTACCAAAGATTGCAGGCTCAGTAGCCAAAAAGTTTGCACCAATCAGTTCAATAGTCTTTTGACCAGTCTTATCAATTGTAAATGCTTCATCTTTAAGTTCACCGATAAAGAATTCACGAATGTCATTTACACTATTCGCTTTCATTTTTTACCTCACGATTTAGAAAGTCACGATCTTTACGTTGACCTGGAATTTCACCACGGCAATATGCAACACCAAAGGATGCATAGTTTATTAGATCCTTGAATGAGTCTTCCATTGACTCAAAATTAGGAGTGTACTCAGGGTCGTTCTCCATGGCTTCAAGGACTGACCAGAGCCGCAAAGTCTTAGTATTGATGATATCAAGTAAAGAAGCTACACCACGAGGATAATAGTCTGCTTGATTGATCCGAGACTTTTCATTTTGATAGTCACGAGATTTACGTTGCTGAAGCTCAGCACACTCTTGTAATACTTTTAATGATTCACGCATTATATTTCCCTATACTTTTTTTGCCATGCACTTCCAACTGTGCCGAGGCCTTCTTTTCTAAGATTGATACGATACATTATACCACAAATATCAGTAGATGTACACGCATTTTTTATGTCACGGACAATTTTATCTTTTCTAATTTTACTATTAGAAGTTTTAGGCTGCCATGATTCTAAAAAAGCTAGTGATATTTTTTCTGCTTTATTTATTACCATATTTGGCATTTCACGTAAAATATCATAAATGTCAATGTCCTCATCAACATCATTTTCTGGCAATGGATATGGAATACGATTTTCCTTATTAATGTGTTTTAATGCTTGTTTAGCATCTATGTATCCGAGGATGGTATATTCAACTGTTTGCCCTTCTTGAAGAGGGCCAGGATATTTTCCATTCCACATCCATATTCCTAATTGTTCTGTAATACCATTTTTTATGGCTTTTTGAATATATGGAGAAACGTGAAATGTTCCATCAGAACCACGATATAATTTATAATCTATATTGCCTAACATCTGATGAACTGTATCAGCCTCATATCCTTCAAAGACTGTTTGAAAAGAATCTACTTTACATTGATGAAACTCTACAAATTCAGAATCCCATTGGAAATATGGATTTATATCAGTACGTGTATCTTTTGCAACTTGTGCATTTCTACGACTGATAAAGTCTTTATCTACTATTGCTTTAAAATTCATTATGCTACCTCATAACCTAATACTTCTTCAACAAACTGTGATCCGCAATCTTCTTTGAATGCAACCACTAATTGCTCACGAGCAGCAGTATCAAGAAAATATACATGCTGTGATAAAGCTTCTGGATCGGCCCGACGGAAAAGACTAATAGCCAATTTAAAATCTTTTAAATCATCAGCATATAATTCTTTCATGCAGTTTGTTTCAGATTCGATTGAATAACTGAAAGTTTGGTCACAAAGTTTTTGGACATTTGTAAGTGGTGTTTCGATCCAATATGCTACAGCTTGTGTCATCTTTTTCTCCATTTGATATAACTATTCTACACTATAACGAATCGTTTGTACATAAAAAAATGCGCCGAAGCGCATTTTAGTTTTGTTTGTAATCAATAACTTATGATTTTTATCCAAACCTACTTAAATATTGTCCTATTCGACCTACAAAAGGTAGAAGCATAAGAGCCATAAGTAAGTTCATTCCGGTATGAGCCATAGCAATTCGTAGCGTATCACCTTTTGGCATTCCATCAGAAACAAATAAACCAGCTAACCATATTGTACCTGTCGTACCGATGTTAGCTCCGAGCACACAAGCAATAGCGGCAGGTAAAGGTAAAGCACCAGAAGCGACTAATGCAATAATAGCAGTAGTAGATAGTGAAGACGATTGCCACAACAATGTCATGATAATTCCACCGAAGAACATATAAATCGGACTACCTAAAAACCAGTTAAGGTGTTCCATATTCCCCATAGATTTCATTCCACCTGAAAAGGTCTTAAGTCCAATATAAAAAATAACCAGACCAACAAGGGCTGTTATCATCGGGTTTCCTAGATCCATCTTCTTTACCTTTTTCCAAAGTTTATTACCTTCGTTTTTCATTAGACAATACTTTGTAAGTCTCCATGATTGCCTTCATGCGATGGGCCTCGCCATCCACCAGGCTTAAGTAAATCGGGCAACCCAAAGCGATTAGGACGTCCAGGTTTTACACCAGGCTGTTTGTCCATATTGGCTCGATAGATTTCATCCCATGCCTTGTTAGCATCAACGCCCATAACATCAAGTGTACCGATGGCGAATACACACATATCAATCAAACCATCGACTACTTCTTCTGCATCTGAGTTGTTGATAGCAGACAGAGTCTCTTGATATTCTTCACCGATCATAAGCATACGGAACATAATGTATTTCTGCATCAGATCCTTATCATCTTTATTATTTGAGAACCAATCATGTACACCAAATTTACTGTGCATATCATTAATATCTTTAACCCAATTATCACTCATTGTTTTCATCCTTGTTTATCATCATGTACTCATTATACCAAGTTTTTTAATGCCTGTACACCAATTTTCTGCGGCATCTTCAACATATCTTATAGATTTATTTGGAAATTGTTCTGTAAAATAATGCGTGTTGTCATCGTTAAAATACTTTATATACGCATGTTCTTCTTTAAAATCAAAATGTATTTCGCAATAACCTCTTTCTGGAGGATCGGCAGTATATGTTGATAACTTACGTCCCATATTTACTCCTTTATAAAATTAGAAATGTTAGGATAAATTTTGCCAATAGCAGAGGCAATTTCTCTGGCTAAATCCATATGCTCTTTTTGTGTTCCGTTTGCTGATCGCAATTCTACATAGTGAATCCACGAACGAATAGTACCATTTACATATAATCTTGAAACCGTATTACCTTCAGGAAGAATAGATCTTGCCTGCTCTTTTGCAATGCCACGCTCTCGTGCCTCTTTATAAATTTTTTCAACCATGCCTATAACAAATTGCTGTTGCTGTTCCCACCAAACATCCAGTGATGTTTCTGTATTTTCTATGCTATTTTGCCGGTTGGTTTCATCTTGTAAACGACATTCACGAGTAACAAAAGTCTCATGCATTTCATTTGGATCCGCATAACGTTGGCTGAACTCTTGAAATGAAAATGATCTATGGCGCAGCAACTGCCTTGCTATATCACGAGTAGTTTCAATTTCAATGCAAGCAGAAGCCATCTCAAATGGGCTCCAGTGTTTATGCTTGATAAGATAATCCAATAGCTTGGCTGTTGTTTTTGTGTTTGCCTGATTAGAAGGATTTGAAACACGTGCACAATATGCCACAAGATCTTGGATATTTTCAAGACCCATAATACCAGGTTCGCCAGAATGGACGTGTCGAACCGGCTGGCTGTGCGAAATAAGTTTAGCTTGCATTATTTACCTTGACCTTTATATTTTTTGTATGAACGTCTTTTGTGTTTATTCATAGATGATGTTTTCAAATTGCGTCTACCAATAGACGTCTTTTTAGCATTCGTAAAACCTTTTGCCATTAGTGCATAGTCTCCTTATCTTCTTCAAAAATTGTTACTTGGTCTTTTAATTCTAACATTGCTTCTATCATGTCATCATAATCTTCTTCTGATAAACTGCTACGATATAAAGATAATCCAATAGTTGTCATAACTGCAGCTATCATATGAATGCTTAATCCAGATTTTAAGGCATCATTAGTTAGTTTCATATACAGATTATATGTTGCTTTGAATTGTTCATCTTCATAATTCATTGTATTTTAAAATCCTTAAATCTTTCATTGACTGCTGAGTTATCAAATGCTGGCACGTCTTGAACTAAGCCTTCAGTGCCTCCATCAGCATCAGACAATCTCATTTTTGCACGATCCACATTCACTACAAACCGCTTATTTACATTAGGATCATTATAACGATTTTTTAATTGCTTTACCATAATCTGACCAGAAGCATCTAGCTCTTCATTAGATATCAAAGCAACCATAAGATCTGCGGTAGCTGGCAAACCAAAAGATTCTGAAGTATCTTCAAGACCTACGTCTGAATTAGAAAAACCACTACGAGTTGTTTGCGTTGCTGTAAATATTGGTAAATTGAATTCTACAGCAAGACCTCTAAGTTCTTCTGCAATAGCTTTAATATACGTATAAGAGTTAATAGATCCTCCCATAGATTTCATTCGAGCTGATGCACAAATATTCAAGTAATCAATAAAGATAATTTCAGGTAGAAAGTTCTTTTTTAGTTTTAGTTCATTTAACAAAGCACGGAAATGATTAGCATGTGCTTGACCAGTTGGATATTCTTTAATAATAAGTTTACCATTAGTTCTGCTAGCAATAGTAGATACTTTATTTGTCAACATGTCCTTCGATAAGTTTTCTAACTGATCAATTGGAACGTCAAGTAAATTAGCATCAATGCGCTCAGCAATACGTTCTTCGCTCATTTCCATGGTTATGTATAACACATTTCTGCCTTGAGTCAGGGCAGCAGCTGCAACATGACACATAAACAAAGACTTACCTACACCTGTACCAGCTAATGCAACGTTAAGTGTTTTGTTAGGTATACCACCTTTTGTGATACGGTTAAAATATTCTAGATCAAAAGGAATACGCTCCTCTTGTTCATGATAAAAGTCATACCGGTTAGAAACATCAGCTAAGTAATCATGGCCAATGTTAGTATCAAATGAAACAGCCAAAGCTTTCGTAAGAATATCAGGTAATGCATTCTTTGTTAAATTTTGATGCTTACCATCAATAATAGAAATAGACTCCATAATTGCATTATAAACAGCCCTATCTTGGCACCACTTTTCAGTAGTATCCATAAGCCAGTTATCATCTATTTTCTCAGGTGAGAATACATTTGGTATAATTTCTACAGCATGCTGATACTGTTCATCATTAAATTTTTCTGATTGATCTACTTCAATTTTAAAAGACTCCATAGTAGGAAGTCTATTGTATTTAGCGACGTAACCGGCAACCTCTTTAAAAAGTTGCCGGTACACGCCTTCGAAATACTCTGGCTTAACAAATGGTAATACTTTACGCATAAATTTATCATTTGTCAGAATATTGCGTAATACTGTTTGTTCGATGTTTATGTTCACACGTTCTCTTTCTTGGGTGCTGTAGACATAGCTGACTCCATGACAGACATCAGTATTTCTTTTACTACATATTGAAAATCAGTATTTTCTTCATTTAAATCTTCAATAGGTGTATATATTAAGTCATATGAAAAGTTCATGTATTCTTCATCTACAATTTTTAGTTTACCGAATTCAAATACAGTTTCAATATATTCACCGGTTTTGATTCTAATTTGCCAGTGCTCTTCGTTTTCAACCGGTATTAACTCGTAATCTACATTTTCTTGCATATTAATCCTCTACAATTTGATCCATGTCAACAAGAGACTGATGACCGATACTGTATTGCTTTTTTAAGAAATCTTTAAAATCTGTTTCAGCAAAGATCGGATCCCAGAAGGATTTATCAAGAGTTCCATCGTACCGAACCTTAGGTCCAACTTCTCCAGTTGATTGATCAACCGCAGCATACCAGCCATTGGAAGGCTTAACAGCATAACCACCAGCAAGAGCACAATCGAGAAGGCCAGAATAATTACGGACACCACCATCCCAGGAAACAGTAATAGGAATTTTAGACTTTTCTTTAACATAACGACTTTTCTCCACATTAATCACGAAGTGATAACCTTGAATCTCAGTGCCTTTCTTATCTTGCTGACGACCTAAAATCCAAATATTATCTGCACTGTAATATATTCCAGTACCACCACCAACAATAGCCTTTGGAAATAAACCAATCTCCATATATGTATGGTTGACAGCAATTAATGGAATATTTTTCATAGTAAGATATGGTGTCGACATGCGGAATAGACCCTTTAGGGCTTTTGCACGAGACATATCTGCAACAGATTTTTCGTTGATAGCATCATCTAATTCTTTCTTAGATGCTAAATTACCGATTGAATCA